CGGGGTATCTTCGGAGAAACGAGAAGTTAAAGTCGGGCTAGCTTCAGCACGATCTGGAAGCGCTTGTGCTACATCTGGGGATTTACCTTCACTAACACTTGCTACCGCGCTCCGCGCAGCCTGCACTTGTTCTTCTGAAGTAAGCTCACGCACAATTGAGCTTCTTATTGGAGACTCTGAACCATCGCGTGCAGATACCGTGAGATCGTCACCTTCGCCACGCACGCTGAATTCTTTTCTTGTCAAACGGCGCACGCCTTCCATGCCACCTGCGAAAAAAACTCCTGCACCTACTCCAACCAGCACATCAAGCGCGGCTGATCTAGCATCATGTTTTTCCTGAAACATTGCACGCTCACTTGAAAGCAGAGGTTGCAATGCCAGCGCGCCCATACCGCCTTCAAATCCTCCCATTGCCATCCTGCCAAGCCCGCGCTCCACAACGCGATTGGTTGCTGTGCGTACTTTTGTTGCTAGCTTGCCAAGCTTTAGCATGTGCCGGCCTTTTAGAATAAAACCAAAAGGAAGCAAGTTCACAGGATCAGGGATTGCGCCCATGATTGAGCCTGTTATGTAGCCGAACCATCCTGATACTCCAGAGCGCTCCAACATGAACTCGCTCATTTGGCGATTGTCATAACGATCTGCTAGAAGCTCAGCGCCTTCTTCTGTCATCCCTTCCTGGTACTTCAGTCCTGGCCGATAGTGCGCACTGTTACGCCACTGCTCTTCTATGAATTTCCTGCCTGAACTATCCACTCGGCTCTTCTCAAGCATGCTAGAGCCTAATCCAATGGTGCTAGTTGCAAAGCTGTCCTCTGTCCCAAATCCTGACATCTGCCAGAAACCAGGGGAGTAACCACGCAGGAACTTTTCTTCTTCTTCCTGACTAGGCTGATACAGATATGATTTGCTATAAAAACCCATTACTCCTCATCGAATTGGTAGTCTTCTGGCATTGGTATGCCTTTTCCTTCATCTATTAAAAGCAATTCATTAAGCGTGTACCCCCTTCTGGTCGCGTGTTCACGCAATGCTTTGTCTCCTATTTCATCCCAAGACAGCTTGATGACCTGTCCGTTTTTTGTAAGGATCGGGCGCATTGAGAGTCGTGTATATGCTTGTAACCCAAAATCTTCACCAGTTGCTAGCCATCCTAATACACCAGTTTCGCCCGCTATAGAGTCTACGCTTGTCATAACTCCCATTGCTATCAACCCTGAGTTATCAGGGGCATTGACCCAGAAGCTCATTTTATCTTCGTTATGGATAATTTTAGCAGCCTCATTAAGCTGCCCACCCTTGCTTAATTCATTTAAATGCCGCATCAGCGCATCTGTGATACGTTCAGGTTTTTCCTGCACACGAATGTCCAACCTTTCCCTTGGAACTTGGAACGTACTTTTAACTGAAGGGCCACTAGGCGCTAGCACCCAGTTATCATGCACAAGGTCTTTCATAGCTGCCTTGAAAGCATTATCTGGCGTTAGCTCAACCTTACTATCACGCGCAATAGCCATTTTTACTTTAGCAACCTTTCTAATAACATCTCGCCGCGCTTCACGTTCATCTGATACTGGGAAGTTCCTTAAATAACTACCTATATTCCCGTTAGAAGCATCGCTATCAAAAGAATCGTCAAAATCAGCAAGCGCAGCTTTCCTATCTTCTTTTTCCGAAGGGAATGCTCGGTTATTCAGGGCTTCATCTGAATCTACCATTGCCATATGGAGGTGAAGCGCTGCATCTGTGTTGAACTTCACATCTCCATAAAACTGCATCTCGTATCCGATCTTTGTATTTTCATCCAGATCCTCTAGCACCGCCGCTGCCTTATTGCCTGCAAGGCTTTCAAGCCCTGAGAGAAACTTGGTGCGCCCATCTGGGCCGAGTTCTGCCCAGCGCTTATCCATAGCTTCAAATTCTATTGCAGAAAAAAGAACCGGCCTGCGGTTGGGATCATAAAGAAGCTGCTCGGCTTCCATGAACTTCATCCTTTCCGGCTGTAGCATAGAAAAAACTTCTGGGGCGACTTGTGCTAATAGTGCTTGTTCTTCGTTTGCAGGCTCTGGAGGTGGTTGATCCCCAAAAAGCTCACCATAACGCTCTGCTGCGCGCATCCCTCTGGTCTTAGGTGTTTCTCGGATTTTAAGAGTATCGTCCATTTGCCTTTCAATGTTCTTCCAGGCTGTCCCTAGATGCTCCTTGTTTACTAATTCACTATTAATGTTTTGGGTTTCCCAATCTACAGACTGAAACCAGGCATCGCTTTGGAAGTCTTTTCGGATCGCTGCTAATGCTGCCTTTGATTTGTACTTGAGTGGCCGATCAGGCTCATATTCTTCAGGTATGCTAGAATCACTTGTCCCATAACTAAGCCCTGCTAGCAACTTTTCGTAGACTTCTTGACCTCGGAGAGCATTAATGCGTGAAGGTTCTATCTTTCCTTCAAGTTCACTTAAACGATCAGTTACCGGCAGATTTTTGCGAATGTTTCGGAAGTGATTATCAACATAGGTGCTAATTGTAAAAGCATCTATCGCATCTTCGTCTGCTACATTCCCTTCAGCAGCATTGATAAGCCTCCTACGGTAAGCATCTTGTAGCTTCGGGAACCCTTCGCCTTTAAGAAGCTCCAATGCTCGCCTGGGGTTGTTAAGAATCATCTTGTTAGCATCCATATCATCCATGCGCGTGAGCGCTGTATCCACTGCTTGCCGTGCAGGTATAAGCTCCATATCACCTGACTCGACAAGCTTTGAAAACTTGAATGCTATTGCACGCGCATGCACATCTTTCTGGTCACGGCCAACAAGCCAGTTCGCTTCATCTTCAAAGTCACGGACTTGTGGCCCTAGCTCACCAAGGTCTGTACGTTCAATGATGATGTTCTCAACTGCTTCATAAGTTGCATCGATGTTCTGCTGGCTTGATCTGCGATTTATCTCTTTCTGGAAGTTTGCCTGGATCGTAGGGATCTGAGATGTGAACTCTGAAGTTTCCAACAGGTTCTGACCAATAATCGGATAGTCAGAGTCTCCCCATGCGTTAGACTCAGTTTGCATTTGGTTGTTTGCAAACTCGTTTAAAGATTTAACTGCTGTACCAAGATCCAGGTCGGGGGTCTGCTTGCGGTCTAGTAGCTTTACGGCTTCTGTTTTAACTGCTTTATATACCTTATTCGCGGCTGTCTGTGTCTTCCTTTGGATTTGCGACTGCTGGAGCAAAAGAGATAAATTCTCTTCATCAGAAAGCCCTATTTTGTCAAGTTCACTTGTAAGAAGTTTTTCAAGCCTTGTGTCTACCTGTGTGTCAGGATTGAAAGGGTCATTTAACCCTGAAAAATCACTAACATGCTTTTGAATGATCTCTTCACGCAGAGCTTGTATTTCAGCAACAACATCCTGCGGGCGCTGGTTTTGTCTACCCTGACCTGCCTGGAGCTTGAGCTTGATCTTGTCAATCCCTCTCGCAAGATCAGTTGCAGCTTCACCTGTTATGCGTATGCGCTCATTTTGAATACGCTCATCTATTTCTGCTTGAGTACTCTTGTCAACTGATACCTGACCGATTTGGAGACTGCCTGCTAGGGCTTTTGTTCTTCTTTGAAGGGTGCTTAATAGGTCTTTATTGTAATTTTTTTGAACTTGTTCTTCTGGTGTGCCGGCTTCAGGAGTAACTTTAAAATCTGAGTGGACATCCTTGGTAATTTGCTCTAATTGACTGCGCGCTTGTGTTGCATTTATATCACCTCGTTGCCATGCCTCTTCTACATTAGCTGATCGAACACCAATTTCTGTTATCGCATCTCTTTTTTTAATCTCCAAGTCTTGAGATTCTTGCGTTTTGATCTCATTTTCTCTGCGCCTTACATAAGAAACAACATTCCGTAATTCTTGTGGTGATTGTCTCAAAAAAACGCTTTGCAGTTGGCGTGTAATATCTTGTGTGGTTTTCTCTTTGTCTTTTTTAAACTTTATTCCTGCGTTCTTTACTGCCTCTTTTGCTGCTCCAGCAATACTTTCTTGAACAGCTTGCAGTGCTTTTTTTGTGTCTTTTACATTCGCAGAATCACTTAATAAATTTCCAATCTCAAGATTCCCCATCTTTGCAACAAAGATGTTTTCAGCATCCTTGATTGCATCGACAACATTTTGCTGATGCTCATTCAGGTCGGCAGTGAGGACTTCAGACTTGAGCTTGTTTTTGCTGTCGTAGAAGTGGTTTCTAAGATAATTCTTGAATGCTGATTTCTTTTCTGGCGTGTCAAACTGACCTTCAAACTCGGTATAAACCTGATCTAGCACTTTATCGAATACTTGAGCGCTCTGTTGGGCTAAATCTACATCATTCCTTGAGATCCAAAACTTAGTCGTGACACCGACATCAAACGCTCTTTGTTTGATTTTTATAACAGCTTCAACTCTTGCATTGGATTCGCTTAGATTTAACCTTTGAGACTCAGCACCACGCCCATACGCAGCAATTGTTCTAGCACTTGAGCGCGAGACATTTGCTAGCCTGGTTTCAAATCGCTTTTTGAGTTTCGCATCATTTTCGATCATTCCGCTATATTCAGGAAGCGCCATGATATCCGAAATCTTTTCCTTCTGTTCCTCCTTCTGCTGTTGGTTAATGTATTGGTTAAATGGTATACCCTCTCGCGCTGCTTCTTGAACAAATCCCGCATAGGCATTTGGATCTTGGTATTTTTTCTCCTGTTCCAGCATGAAGTCTGCCATTCGCGAAGCAGCATCATCTAGCGCATCTGCTTGGGCAACTTTCTCTTCGCGGTTTGCTTTTTCAAGATCATAAATATGGTAGTCGAATGCCATATTTGCAATCTGCTGGAGAGAATTACCTGCATTCTTTACTGCTTCCCAAGGCATATTCTGGTACTTGACTTGCCGCATCACATCTGGAGCAGGTGGCAAACGCAACTGTCCAGGTGCTTTCGCATATGCCTGGGAATCCGGCAACTCTGATGCTTGTCTGAATTTTAATTTTGCCATATTAGCCCACATCAAATCCGAAAATTGGTGTTGTTTGCTTGTTGCCTTTTACTCCTGACATGTAATCCATACCTATAATGTTGCCTGTAGTCCCTAGCACACCTGAAGCCATTTGCCAGGGGAGCGCTTGAGCTACGCTTCTTGCACCGTAGCTCGCCATTGTTGATTGAGTAAGAATGGATTGAGCATCATATTCTGCTTGTTTGCGAACCATTGAAGCACTCTGATCAGCTTGGCGGCGGACAGAAGCAGATTTAATCGCTATGTTTTTAGTCGCTATTGTTTCATTCAGCTTGTTTGCCAGCATTTGAGTCATAAGCACGTTTTTTCTTGAACTGACAACTGCTCCACTGCTTCCGATTTTAGAGGTCATATCGCTAACACTGCGCTTCCCTTGATCACGTAAATAGGCGAGTTGGTATCCTCCTGTGTACTCGATCATGCGCGCTTGGTCTTCTCCTTGTGCTAGGAGGTTTTGCGCGTTCTCTTCGCCTAGTGCAATCCTTCTCCCTGCTTGCTGTTTTAAAAGGCGGCTTTGCATTTTAAGCCCGCGCTGGGTGTTCTGACTTTGCTGTTGCGTGCTTATAAGATCGCCTACACCTTTCACTGCCATTATTATTGCTGCTATTTCAAGACCTGTCATAACTTACTCATTCGTTTCATAGTCAATGGCTACATGCAGAATCGAACTCGGAAACGGTTGATCCTGCCTGAGATAAATCTCACCAAGAGAATCATAGACTCCTGGCATTGTTAGTTCTCTGTCACCTGTGAACAGTGGAAGTGCAGTGCTGATAAGATCACTGGTCGTACGGAAGGATTCTGTTGTGAGATCAGAACTATCGACCCCATACTTCAGTCCCATTGTGTCTAGCAGCTTGATATGGATGCGGTGTATGCGCTTTTTATTACCAATTGATGTCTGAGTGCTAGGATCTCCTATTGCAAGCGCTAGCGTTTGTATGTCGCTTTCATATGCGAATCCCACGCGCGCCTTCGTTACTGCAAGCGCAATCACAAGCTGGCCGGCACTTACTGTTTTATCTGGCTGATCTGCATTGTCTCCTAGCACTGAAAGTGTTTCTCCTTCGATATAATGCAGGCCGGTGAGCGTGCTGGCACTTGCGCCGGAATAGTAGGCTCCACAATCTACAAAATGAGCATTGTCTGCACTCATGCTGTTATCATAAAACTCTTCCAGAAACTCGACAAAACGCTGTTCCACATCTTTCTTGTAAATAGTATGCGGGCCGGTTCCTTGATCAATATCGATTGCTGTGCCACCTGAAGCTGCTGCAACTTTGAAAGTGTTTGTTGTCTTGTCACGCACATAATAAGTTGTTCCAGAAGTCAGATTTGCCGGCATCGTGTCTGCGGTGGTGAACTTAATCTGATCTGTGTCGACCAACCCATGTCCATTAATGGTAATTACATTGGTGCTAGCATTGATATCTGTGTGTGGAAACTGCGTTAAGTATTCATCCACATCGCGTTTGACCACGAGCCAAAGCTGATCGTGTCCTGAAGAGCCTGTACCGCGCGGGATTGCTGCAATACTCTCGACTTTTGCATGGTTCCCATAGGTTGCATCCGTATGTGTTCCTCCAATCGTGTGAAGTCCCCAGGAACTCATATTCAGATCAACATTATAGGTGCAGGTTGCCACCTTCCCATCCGTCCTAAGCACCCAAAGAAGCGATCCTGGCTGATCCTGAAAAACAAGTGCTTTTACACCGGTCTGAGTAACATCTTCCGCGCGCAAGCTGATGTCTTTTGCACTGTATTGCTCCTGCTCACGGTCAAATATTAATTCTCTGACTTTGCGGCCATTCTGTTGCACGTAAAGCACGTTGTTACCAACTTGCGCAGGAAGCGCGCTGGCGTGTGCGCTCCAGTTGGATATCTTCTCAATTGTGAAATTAAACGGTGTGATTGTCACATCATCGCGGTTCCCGAACATCTGATAGATACCGCCGGAAGTTCCAATGGAAAGCCTGCGACCTTCGTTGACCCACTCGATTTTATCAACTGTATCGGATGAGATCATCAGTGAGAACGCATTATCACTGTATATCTGCTCACCCATGATGCTAGCACCTGCGGTGTCATAGTTGCCGGTGTTCACACCAAGCGCTTCACTCGCTGCAAAGTTATCGAAATCACCTGTTTTGCTGAAATGAATCGTCTGCGGTTCTTCTGTGGTTCCTCCCAGCACCATGCGCTGCTGGTAAATCTGGCATGTGCGTGGATGGCCGGTGGTGCTTGAGAAAGATCCTAGCTGCCATTCGGTTGTTGCATCCTCAAATGCTAGATGCTCTGAGGCAACAGCAGTGATGCTAGTCGTGCTGGCGCGTGCTGTAACCGAAACATACCCCCAGCGGATCTGCGGGGCAACCTCAGTGTTTAGGCGTATGATCCTGCCGACATCAGTTGTCTGGAATCCTGTGTCATCATTAATACCAGTAATGGAACTGGCAGTAATCGTGATTTTTGAGAACTTGGGGATGAACTTTTTATAGAATTTAAGTTCTGAGGTAATAGTTCCAGTTAGAACTTTTTCATCACCACCAATACTATCTGCTAGCTTGAATGTGTTAATTGTTGCAGCAATCACATAATACACGTTTGCTGCTCCAGCAGTCACACCACTTATGCCAGTTCCTCCTAAAAAAAAGACTCGCTGTCCATTCACAAGCGGATGATTAACCATTGTGAATATGTTGGTTTCATCACCTGCATCTGTATCTACTGCATCCTTTGAAATCTCTCCGATAAGTTGATAACCATAATCCTTGTAATAAAGCTTCCGTGTCCCTGTGCCTGCATCTGAAAAGGTTGCTGCGGAGCCACCAGAGGATGCGCTGATCTGAAACTCATCAAGGGTCGCACTGATTATGTGATAGTCAGTAGCAACGCTAAGCCCATTAGGTAGATCGTTGTCGCTGGCATCATCAAACCGAATAACATTATTGTCGACAAGTCCATGATTCGGGATTTTGAATTTATTGTTTGATGCATCAATATTTATATCAGCAAGCTCTGCAATCAGTGGCCGGTCAGTTTCTACTGAAATACTTTGCTCAACTAGAAGCGTGGTATCCTCAGTATTCAGTGGCAGGTAAGGCCCATCTTTTAAAGTCAGATCAGCAAGTGTCCAACTGGTGTCGCTCACACGCTTGAGTTCTGCAAACGCATGGTCAGGATGTGCAATGAAGAGGACATCAGCAGATTGTGTGAAGTAAAGATCATCAATCTGGCCGACTGTGTAGGTTGTGGTCTTCTCAAGTGGTGCTTGGACAGTATGAGTGCCGGAGCCAGAAGCAGCACTTAGATCGAGCGCTGCACCTATCGTGTTGTCTGCTAGCGAAAGCGTGACATCATTGGTGCTTTTGGTCTTTATGAAATAGCGCTGGTTTGCAAGCAGCCCATTCGGGAGTGATCCAGAGGATGAAAAGTAGATGTCATCACCTACGCTGAGCGCAGTGCCAGATGCTAGCGTGATCGTGTTGGTGCTAGCATTCACACTGGAAATCGTGGTCACATCAGTCGTGACTATTGCATCTTCACGATAAAACCTGATGTAGCTTGCACCAAACTCTAGGATATAGCTCTGACCGCTGCCAAAGTTGAATGAAACTAACCTGACTGCTCCATTATCCTTCGCACGCGATGTGTAGAAAGTCCCAGGCCGGCGTGCAACCGATCCTTGAGGAAGCGGAATGTAATTTTGACAGATTTTTAGGCTGGAACGATACGAAGGGAGATCGACATAACCCTGCATACGTGGGCTGATCTGCCCATCTGCAAAACTGGTTTGAACGCTTTGAACGCGCGCCATTTAGAGCCTCGCTTCAATAAAAACATCACTCCAAAGTGTGTCAACGTAAGCGCGCTCTGCTGAGTCTACTGAGCGTGCTTCTGCTAGTGCAGATTGATACTTTCCAAAAAGATTGTCGCGCAACTCAGGGCGGCCGGTAAGCGACTCAGCGATTTCAGATGCGAGCCGCAAACCTAGCGCTTGAATGATGAGCGCGTCAAATTCATTCGGGTCTGTTATCTGTTTAATATATTTGAGCTTCAATGTTGTTGAGTCAGTGACGATTGAACCGTTCTCTATTCGATAAGGTTCGTCCCAATCTTCAACATCTAGCACTCGCAAACAGTCGCTGGGCAGCGGATACGCATAAGTAAAGCCCCAGGTCGGCGCAGTGTCCGACTGAGCTAGCAGCGTGCGCGTGACAGCACAGGCCCATGTGTGAGAGCGGAGGACTGCATCTCTTACATCGTTATAACGAAGATTGCAGAGCCTCGCCCTCTCGTTGGTATCTGACAAGCTGGATATCTTCTGGTCGCCCAGATTGCTCAGAGCGATGTTACAAATATCAACTACGCTTGCCATGCGATTTTATCAATCGACTGTGAATTCTATTGCACAAGTAATTGTGCTTGCAGCGCCAGCAGCAACACCAAGAAAGCCAAGCCAATACTCGCTTAACTTAGTTGCATCAGTATGCCCAGCATCTTCGTAGACCTTCTGTCCCATCACATTGATGGTACGCGCGCCAGTTCCCCCATGATTTGCTAAATCTTGAGCTGTGAGATAATGGACTACTGCAAGAGTTGCATTCTCAGCATAGATGTTTGCATCTATTGCTGTTGCGCATGCATTATC